GCTTGGTGCACCTAGAGAGTCTCATGATGGAGCATATATCATTGTTAAAGGAGAGTTTTCTATGTTAACAGGTGAACTATCAGCTATAAAAAATTTAGGTGCTAGTTTAGCATATCCTAATAACTCAGTATTAACTAAAACAGAAGCACAAACATTGGCAGCTTCATCAACATTTACAGGAGAATAGTGACATATGATAGATTATAAATTAATTGTAAGTTATGCTAACTGTGATTGTTATTATATAAGTCCTAGAATTATGAATTATAAGGTTTGGTATGGTATCTGATTTTAAAACTCAAATATTAGATTTAGTAGGTGACCAAGGTGACGACAATGCTTTAAAGCAATTTGTTTTAGATGGATGTCAAGATGTTGTTAGAAGAGTGTCAACTGCTAATCCTTTGCTATTAGAACAATTTGCATCAGAATCATCTCCTGTAACAACTGCAACAACAGATATAGATGAAACTATTCGAAAAATACATATGGTGTATAGAAATAGAACAGGAGAAGCCATTGGAAGCGAATTGTTATCTACAGCAAATCAAGGGTTTGAATCTTCTATAGCTAAAAACAGCAATGCATCTGCAGTCGATGGAGAATGGATAGACGAAGCAAATGAACCAACTTCTAATTTAACAATTACTGCAACATCAGGGAATGCTAACACAGACAGTAATAAAGGATTAATAGATTTATCTGACGGTACAACAGTAGGTTCTATTGCTTTAAAGGTAACAGGTTTATCTGTAGATAAAACATATAGATTTTTATTACATGCAAGGGATGGCACTTCAAGCAGTGGTATATTAGGTATTAGCGTTGGAGATACATGGGATGCGGCTGATGTTAGTGGTGATAATTTAACCTTAAGCAGTAGTTATGCAGATACATTTGTAGATTTTATTGCATCGTCTACTGTAATGTATTTAAGAGTTGCTTTAGGTGCTAGCACAGGAACAAATGCTTTTATAGATGATTTATCTTTAAAAGAAATAGATTTTGTAACACAAAAAATAAATTGTAGAAAAGTAACTCCTACTGTAGGAAAGTTAATGGCAACTAACCCTAGAAGTATATATTATTCAAGTACAGTCCATGACCCTATATATTATGTTCACAATGAATTGTTAAATATATACCCTGCTCCAACATCTACTGATGTAGCTAATTATACTTTTATACCTGAATATACAGTTACAAATTTTGATTCTAGTACAACTTCTATAGATGGATTCCCTTTGTCATATTATGACCATGTAATAACATATGCAGCAATGATGTCTGCTCAAAGACAGATGAGAGACAAAGAAAATAAATTGCCAAATGATGTAGTATTGCCTGTATTTAGTGCGCCAACTTTAGAAACTATAAATTCTTTAACATTGCCAGTAGCACCTAATCCTCCTGCCTTGCCTAGCATTGCATCGCCTGGAGTAGATGATGTTACTATTTCAAATTTAGGAATACCACCATCTTATACAACTCCTACTATACAAGGAAGCTCTGATGAATTAACAGATATAGCAACAGGAGAGATAGGTAGTTCAGAGACTGATGTAGAAAAATGGTTTCATGTTGTAGGTCAATATATAGAAGATGAAGAAGACACAGAATTAGCGCAAGTACAGTTGGGCAAAATATCAACCTATATAAATGCATATCAGGCAGAAGTGCAAAATCAATTAAATAAATTTAACAAAGAAAATGCAGAGTATCAGGTTAAGTTAAATGAAGCGCAAACACAAGCGCAGCTAAACCAACAAAAGGCACAAAAAGAAGCAGATTTAACTTTCCAAGCATCAATACAAGACTATCAATTAGAATTGCAAAAATATCAAGCTGATGTGTCTAAGTATCAAGCTGAAGTAAGCTCTGCTGTACAAAAGTGGTCAAATGAAGAAATTAGCAATAAAATGCAAGAATGGACTACAGAGTATGCTAATAGACTTACAGAGTTTGCAAATGAGTTGCAAGCAAGAGTATCGCAACATAGTAGAAAGCTAGAAAAAACTTCTGCAGAATATAAATTTTTACAACAACAATATGATATGCTATATAGAAAATATGAAACAATGTTTGCTACAGAAGGATTATCAACATTACAACCTAAAGGAGGGTAGGATATGGCAACAACACATAAAGTTGCATGGGCAGTAAGTGCAACTCCAAAAGTAACTGTGGATGCAGTGGATGGAGCAAGTATGGAAACTGTTTCTATACACGAAAATATTAGAAAAACATTAGGTGGTAGTGGAGAGTTAACAACTGATGGTGCTATACTTTTTGGCGGTGTATCAGATGGAGCTACTAATTATTTACAAGCAACAAGTGGTGGTGTAAATATAGGTGATGGAGATACTAGATTTATATGGGTTAAGCATACAGGGTTTGTTTGGTCTTCATCTTCTGCTTTAGGAGTTGCAACAACTGATGATGTAGATATATTTATAGATAGTGAGCATATTGCAAGTTTAAACCCTGGAGAAGCTTGGATTATACCTTTACCTAACACATCAAGCACAGCAACAAACTTTAAAGCTAAAAGAGCTGGCTCGACTGATTTGGCTATAGAAGCGATAGGAATAGATTAATGACTTTGCAAGAACTAATAGAATTGACACAACAACATCATCCTGAAATGGGACATAATGAAATAGTATTAGAAGCTAATAGAGCATTAAATGATTTTAGTATGCAAACAAGAATTGTAGAAGGTAGTTATTCTTTTAATACTGTTATTGATAAAAGATTTTATGACATAGATGATGAAATTATAGAAATAAAAGAGGTTATTTATGACCATGGTACAGGCAAAGGAACAGCTATACCGCGATTAATAAATAAGCCAAGAGTTAAGGATACAGAGTAATGGCGCAACCTACATATCCACATAATATAGAAAAAGAATACGTCTATTGGATTGAAAGAAATAAAATTGCAATAGCATATAAAAAAGATACATTGACAACAGGTATAGATGTAGTGCCTCCTATAGAACCTGAAGGTGAATTTTTATCACCGCATAAAGCAGTATCTATAAGAATACATGCAATAAAAAAAGCAGAGGTTCTTACATCCGTAGAGAAGTCTTCAGGTACAGATGCATCAGGTAAATTTACAATTAGAAATATGATTGATGAGCCTGAGTTTGATGAGCAACATCATGAAGCTATACTTATGTATGTATTATGGAAAGGCTATGAAAAAAAATCATCTGTTAATCCTGATATGTTAAAAGTTGCTCAGTATTGGAGGCAAAGATATCAAGAGTGTGTAAGAATGGCATTAAGGTCTGCAAGTAATAATAAATACAGAGGACCAAGACAAATGAAATACAACAAAACTCATGGAATATTATAAGGAGATTTATGAAAAAAGAAATTAAAGATATTATTGAATGGTCATTATATAAAATGGGTATGTATTCAGAAGATGCAGCAGCTATGGTATATAGAACAGGAATGGCTGAAACAGGCTATAAGCATTTAAAACAAATGGGTGGTGGACCTGCTATAGGATTTTTTCAAATAGAACCTGCAACAATGTATGATGTATTAGATAACTATGTAGCTTACAGACCACAAATAAAAGCAGACTTATATGCTTTAGGATATGATGATAGTGATGCAGAAACAAGAGTTATGGCAAACATAGCATTACAAGTAGCTTTTTGTAGATTATGTTACAGAAGAGATAAAAATCCTATACCAAGTTTAGATGATATGAAAGCGCAAGCAAAATATTGGAAAAAAGTATATAATACAGAATTAGGCAAAGGCACTGTAAAACATTTTATGGAAATGAATAATGGATAATGATTTAGCAAATAAAATTAATGATATTAAAACTGCTGTAGAATATGAATCTAAATTTTCTAAAGAACATAGAGATTGGATGGTTGATACTGTAACAGAGATAAAAGATGATGTTAAAAAAATAAATAGCAGAGTTAGAAATAATGAAATACAGTTAGGTTGGATGAAAGGTATAGTAGCTATGATTACAGCTGGATTAGGATGGTTGATAGGTAAAGAAATTTGAAAACAGCTAAAAGAGCAATAGTAACTCCTGATAAACATTTTCCTTTACATGATAGACCATCGATAAGTGTTCTTTGTCAAGCAATAGAAATGGTAAAGCCTAATATTTATATTGATTTAGGTGATATTGGAGAATGGAATAGTTTTAGTGCTTGGAAATGGAAAAGAAAAAAGAAACCACCATTAGAGCATATTATTCCTGGTTTAGACCAAGAAGTTAAAGATGTTAATGAATGTATGGACATTGTAGATGAGTCTTTAGATATAGCTGGTTGCAAAGAAAAATATATAACTGAAGGTAATCATGATAACTGGCTTAATATGTTTGTTGAAGAATATCCATATTTACCGCAGTATAGGTTTAAAAAAGCAGTAAAGTTAAAAGAAAGAGGATATGTTTATTATCCGTTTGGTAAATATTTAAAAGTAGGTAAATTGCATTTTTATCATGGGCATCAATTTGGTGGGCAGTATCATGCAGCTAATCATTTAAGAAAAAAAGGTTGCAATCTAATGTATGGGCATTGGCACGATTTACAGCAACACAGTGTAACTCATCATGATGGACCTAAGTCTGCATGGAGTATAGGATGTTTAAAAGATATGAGTCATGAAGCTAATCAATGGTTACAGCATAGGGATACAAATTGGGCTCATGCATTTGCAATAATAGATTTTTATGACAGTGGATTGTTTTCAGTCCATGTAGTGCAAATAATTAATGGTAAGACTTCTTTGTGGGGAGAAGTTTTAAATGGAAATAGGAGTTAAATATGGCAACATTAACAGTTAACACAACAGCAAAAGCTAGTATAAATGGTAGTGAAAGAGAATTTACATCTTCAGTTATATCAGAAGTAAATGAAGTTGTAGATACTGAAGCTTTAGTAAGTTCAGGAGATACTCCTGTATCAGTATTTAGCATAACTCCTGGAACTAAGTCAGGTGGCTCTGCATTAGAATCATTTAAGTTTTTAGGTATAAAAAATAATGGAACAGCAGTATTAGAAATTATGATAAAAGTTCTTCAGTATAGAGATAATGGCGGAGTAGATGCTTTTGCTGGTACTGCATCTCCATTTCATAAAAATCCTTATATAAGTACATTATTATATCCAGGTCAAAATACAATATTTAATAACCCTAGAATGGTAGTATATAATGAAGATATAGGCGGTACAACTCCTGAAAGTGCAGCAAATGCTGTTCAAACTAATAATGTAGCTGGAGCTACTAAATCAGTATCAACAGGTACTAATAGAGGACCAACTGATGGAGCAGGTTTTGTAACTAGCTCAACACATTTTGGAGATACAGCTACAAATGGAATAGTTCCAGGTTCTTATGTAATTAATTTTTATGCAGCAGGATACCAGGAATTAGGATTAACAAATGCAACAAATATGAGGGCATCGGTAACAGCAAATACAAATACTTTTTTAGTAGCGAATACTGCTTATGCATTTAATATAGCAGTAAATGGTGGTAGTGCTGAAACAATTTCTTTTACAACTGATACTGCAAATACTAATTTTGGTAATCCATTAGATTCTGCTGATACAGGAGTTCTTAGAAAAATACAATCAGCCTTAAATGCAAATGCAGTAACAAATGGAGTTACAGTATCTATTTTAGATGGTGACATCAGATTTACATCTCCATCAAGAAAAAGCACATCAGCAATAGCTTTGGCTGCCCCTAGCTCAGGAACAACAGTGTTTGGAGTTGGCATTATACCAGCAATAGGAAATATTGATGGTGCAGTAGCCGCAGCATTGGAAGCAACTGAGACTCCTGATGTAGGACAAGTATTGGTTGATGGTAATGATTCTCACCTAATGATTGATAATGGAGATGGAACATTAACAAGGCAAGATGGTGGTTTTGGATTTGTAGACTATGATGAAGGTGGAACTATTTCATTATTTGATTGCCCAGCTAATGCAGAATTTAAAGTTCATTTTACAATTAATTCAGCTCATAGTGGAGAAGTATCTTCTGATGCAGATACAGGTAATATTATGTATGAAGTATTTGCAAGAAGTTGTTCGAGAGGTAGACAAGGTAGAGTAAAAATAACAGCATTTAATTAGGAGATATAATGTCGCTAAGTAAAGAAGAAATATTAAAAAAGAAAAAAGAACGAGCAGCAGCCAAAAGACTTATGATTGATAAGCTTAGGTTTTGGGTAGGGGTATTTTCTGTGCCTACTATACTTATAATGGCTTGCATGCTTATAGCTGCAGCTTACTATCTAGGTGAATCACAGTTGGCTGTTGTAACTGGACTTATTTCTACTATTACAATAGGTTTGATTAATGTTCTTAATGGAATGGTAGTACCACCTGCACCTGAAGACCCATTGGCTGTTGTGGCTAAAGATTTAGTACATCACTTGCAAGACCAATCTAATAAAGATATGGAAGTATCTATGGATAGAAATAAAATTAAAATTGGTGGTCATGGTGTTAAAATGGAATCAAAAACACCACAAGACCCATTATGGGGAGATGATAAGCCTTTAAAAAAGAAAGGTAAAAAGTAATGCTATTTTTAGGATGGTTAGTAACAGTTAGCTTTACAGTTGGTGTAGGTGAATATTATAATTGTAAATACCCTAGAGTTGAGCCTGGATATAGCAGTGAAGGCTTTTTTTGTAATTGGGAAGATAGAGATTTTTATAAAGAGGATGGTGAGTGGATACTTACTCCTGTAGATTCTACAGATAATTGCTTTGAAGAAAAGTGGAGAAAAAAATATTGGGAGGATAGATAGTGGATTTTATTGTAGCATTTGTAAAGTCTATTTTTATATCTATACCTATAATGATGATATGGGTAGCTATTAGAATTAAATGGAAAGAGTGGAGAGAAAGTAGATGAGCGATTGCGAGACGAGATTATTATTATTATATGCGCAGTATTAATGCATTATGCTTTAGAATTTGGTAAAAAACTTGGGGACTATAGTTGTCCTGAGTACTGTAAAGTAAAACACAAACACATAAATAAGGAGAAGTTAAATGGATTTGAAAGAAATGGCAATAGCTCACTTTTTCAGCGAGGAAAACAAAAAGAAAATGATAGAAAAAATTAACGATAATGTTAATATTCCTATTATTAATGAAAAGACTGAAGAAAAAATATTTACTACACTATTTGAAGTAATAGAGGATGTTCTTAAAAAAGGTAAATAATGCCTAAACAAGCCTACAGAATAGAAGATTTTAGTGGTGGTTTGAATCGAAGTTCTGACCCTAGAGATATAGCAGACAACGAGTCTGCTATATTATGGGGGTGGAGTGTAGATGATGGAGGTGTTTTAAAATTAGGTGGGGGACAAGGCTTGCCATCGTATGGTCCATTACTTGCAAAAGATGGTGCTATAGCAATTTCTATAAAAAACAACATGTCAGGATTTGGATTAGGAACATTTGCAGCAGATTATAGACCAAATGGGTTTCCTGATGATGAACTGCAAGCTGAAGAAGTAAGAACTGAATATATATTACAAGCTAATAACCAAGGTTTTATTGATATGTATTCTATTGATGAAACAATATCAGACACAGATTCACAAGAAGATTCTATTACTATAAGTGAAGCTTTTATTTCTTTGGGTGGTAGAGGTGTAAATAATAGCAAAGTAGATGATAATCCGCAAGTTAAATATTATATGGCTGATGGTGGCATAAGAATATATGACACTAATTTTGAAAATCGTCATAATTCTAATAAGTCATTTATATTTGTTAATAGAAAGTTTATGCAAAATGCAAAAGGCATACATCCTGATAAAAATGGAAATGAAAAAACTATTTTATTAAAAGATTTTAAATTTGGTGATGCTGATAATGTAACTAACGATTATACTTATAGCAATGATGGCACAGATATAAGCACTATGTTTAATGTCAAAAGATGGGTATCTGGACATGCACATATAGATAATGAACCTCCATATGGTGGAAGTGGAAAAAATAGAGACAATGGTTATTCAGATGGTCATCAATTTGGAGATGGATTAAATGGAATTATAGCAAGACCTAATCATTATGTAGGATTTATCTTTAATCAAGACAATACCTCTAATGCAGGAAAAGAATTTAGTATAAGATTTAATGATGATAATGGCAAGGAACCTGATAATATAGAAAGTGGTTATGCTATAGAAAATGCAGGTAGCGGATTAGGTGGAAAAGTATGTATAGAAAGGGTAGGAACAGGCGGAGATGCAGTTAGTGATGATGGAATAAAAAAAAGATGGTCTTTTTGGTATGCATTTGAATATGATGAAACAAATATTACTACTTTACAACCTATTATAAGAGACAATGGTAATGTTTTTATTGAAGATAATTTTGAATCTTTAACTCATAATTATCAATATAGAGTTAGTTTTGCTATGTGTCCTTTTGGAGATATGGAAACACATGGAGCTTTTAGAGATACACGATTTGACGGAACTGGCAGTAGAGGATTAAGTCAATTTAGAGGAAAAGATTTTATATGGAATCCAAGAATTACTAAATGCAAAATATATATAAAAGAAGTCCAACCAAATCAACCTGATGCAACTACTCAAGGGTTAGAAGCATATTCTAATGCAGGTGATGGAGAACATTTGCTTTGGCTAGATATTGATTTGCAAGACGGAACATATAATTTTAAAGGTAATTCTGAAAAAGATTATGGGGAAGCTTTTAATTATGAAGTTGCAGTTATAGGAAATGCAGGAAATGTAAATGAAATAGCAGTTCCATATTTTTTTATATCAGATACTTTAGAATTTAGTACTTTACCCACTACTTCATTTGAAACTATATATGGATATAATGGAACTAAGCCACAATATCAAAAATATAAAACAGCATGTATATTAAATAGAAGAACTTATATAGGAAATGTATGTACTTTAGACAACAAATTTTATAAAATGCCACAGGAAAAATTTGATGATAGAATGGTAAAGTCTCCTGTAAATGCTTTTGACACATTTCCGTTTGATAATTTTGTTGATGTTGCTATTAATGATGGTGATGCAATAGTTCATTTAGAAGGATATAATGATAGAATATTACAATATAAAGAAAAAATATTATACATTGTAAATGTATCGCAAGACTTTGAATTTTTAGAATCATCTCATCCACATATGGGAGTAAAATTCCATACACAAGTATGCAAAACTCCTTATGGTATAGCATGGATTAATGATAAAGGCTGTTTTTTTTATGATGGAAAAGGAATAAAAAATTTAATAGACGGTAAAATTAAACAAGGTAGACCTGTTGAATTTAAAGATGGTGATAGAGTTGAAAATAAT